ACTACGACAAAATTATTGTCTTTTGGGACGGTGACGACAACTCTGCCGTTAGACGTAAATTATATCCTAACTACAAGTTAAACCGTAGACAGAGTATGAACGAGTTTAAACTTGAGTCATACCACACCCAAAAACAAAGAGTAAAAGAATACCTTGAAGAATGTTTTGTTCGTCAGGTAAGAGCAACTGAATGTGAGGCGGATGATTTAATTGCCTACTATTGTCAGATTGCTAACGAAGAATCAAAAACAATATTATCGGCAGATAAAGATTACTTCCAATTGATTGATGAACATACATCAATCTATTCACCAATTTCCAAAGTCACATTTAAAGTTGGTGATAAAGTTAAATTTGGTGATACAGAATTTCCACACTATAACGTATTGACACTTAAGATATTAACTGGTGATAAGTCAGACAATATCAGCGGTATATTAAGATTGGGTGAAAAGAGTGTAATAAAATACTTTCCTGAGATGCTTGATTCTATGGTAACTTTTAACCATATTTTAACAAAGGCACAAGAACTTTTAGAACAAGACAAAAACAACACAACTTTAAAAAATATTGTAAGTGGAAAAACAAAAGACGGAGAATTCGGAGAATCATTCTACCAAACAAACAAAAAAATCGTGGACTTACAGAATCCACTCATTTCTGACGAAGGTAGGGTACTTGTTGAACAATATTATGCCGACACTTTAGACCCTGAAGGTAGGGGTTACAAAAATCTAATTCGTATGATGACAGAAGATGGATTCTTCAAATATCTCGGTAAGAGTGATGATGAATTTATAAAATTTATACGACCTTTGATGAAATTGACAAGAAAAGAAAAAAGACAACACAAACAACAAATAGAAAAATAAAAAAATTATGAAAGAAACAGATGTAATTAAAATGGAGTTCTTGATTACCTTGAACAACAACATCGTAATCCAACGTTACTTTAACGTAAGAGATTACAATCCACAAGCTCGCAGTTCTATGGAATTGTATCAGTATCTAAGAGACTTTGTAGAAGGGTTTGAGTACGGACAAAAGATGCGTTCGGTAGTATACCTTTTGGAAAACAAAGACGAAATTTTGGAGAACCCAAGTATCTTGCAAACATCAAATACTGATGGTTCAGAAACATTTAACTTTTTAATAAAGGTAGGAGAACAGACAATTTGTCATAGAATTTTAGATGCAAAATTGTTCCCACCTAAAATAAGATACACCGTAGATATACGCCAGCAAGTAAAAAGTGTATTAAAGGACTTAACTGACATTTTTTCTGATGAAAATTTTGTTACAAGTTACATGTCTTATAGCTTAAACTAATAGTATTTATCAAAACTAACAAGGGAATTTTAATTATGTCAAACAAGAATTTTGAGTATCTAGGTAACACATTTCAACTACAATTATTAAATCAGATTATCTTAGATAAGGACTTCTCACATTCTATCATTGATGTAATTGAACCCTCACACTTTGAAAACAAATATTTCAAAACACTTCTCCAATTGGTGAAGGAGTACTATGTAAAATATGATTGTACTCCATCATACGAAACACTTTCACAAATGGTGAAAAGTGAGTTTCCACAAGAGTTGATGTTGAAAATTCTAAACGACACTATCAAACAGATACAAACTGCGTCTATAGAAGGGGCATCGTTTGTACAAGAAAAATCATTGAAGTTTTGTAAACAACAAGAACTTCAAAAGGCAATCACCAAATCACAAAAAATACTTGATAGTGGAGAATTTGAAAACTATGACAAACTTGAAGAACTGGTAAGAAGTGCTCTCCAAGTAGGGGAAAGTGGAAACAAGATTGAAGATGTTTTCCAAAACTTGGATGATGTTTTGAATGAAGATTTCCGTCACCCAATTCCAATGGGAATTACGGGTATTGACAAGTTATTAAAAGGTGGATTGGCAAAAGGTGAATTGGGCGTAATTTTAGCACCAACTGGTGTAGGAAAAACAACAGTCCTTTCAAAAATTGCTAACTCAGCGTTTAATAACGGTTACAATGTTCTTCAGTTATTCTTTGAGGACAATCCAAAAGTAATCCAACGTAAACACTTCACAATGTGGACAGGTATACCACCTGATGACCTCCCATTACACCGTGAAGAAGTTCTTGAAAAAGCACGTCAGGTCAAAGAAGAAATGACCAACAAATTGTTCTTGAAAAAACTACCTTCAGACCAATTCACAATGACTCAAATCAAGAACATGATTAGAAAGATGGTTGCTGATGGACATAAGATTGATATGATTGTTTTAGATTATATTGATTGTATTGTACCTGACAAAAATATGGGAGACGAATGGAAAAGTGAGGGTTCCGTTATGAGAGGTTACGAATCTATGTGTCATGAACTTAACGTAGTAGGATGGACCGCAACACAGGGTAACAGAAGCTCTATATCTTCTGAGGTTGTTACCACCGACCAAATGGGTGGTTCTATTAAAAAAGCACAAGTTGGACACGTTATCATTTCCGTGGCAAAAACTTTACAACAAAAAGAAATGAATTTAGCAACCATCGCAATTACCAAGTCTCGTGTGGGTAAAGATGGGGTTATCTTTGAAAACTGTAAGTTCAACAACGAATTGTTGGAAATTGATACTGAAAGTTCTGTTACCTTCTTAGGATTTGAAGAAAAGAAAGAAGAAAAGAACAGAGATAGAATCAAAGAACTTATGGAAAAAAGAAAAGAGCGAGTACAACAACCAAATAACTTTAATTAATAAAAAAAAATAGTATTTTAAATAAAATGGACGCATCACAAAAGATATTGTCGGACCTAACGGTTCACATGAAGTATTCAAAATTTATTCCTGAGTTGGAAAGAAGAGAAACTTGGGAAGAGCTTGTAACAAGAAACATGAATATGCACATTAAGAAATACCCCCACATCGCAAGTGAGATTGTGGACGTGTATCAATATGTGTATACTAAAAAAGTATTACCTTCAATGAGGTCAATGCAATTTGGTGGTAAACCAATTGAGATTTCTCCAAACAGAATCTACAACTGTGCTTACCTTCCTATTGACCACTTGGACGCATTCTCAGAAACAATGTTCTTGTTATTAGGTGGAACTGGAGTAGGATATTCAGTTCAAAAACATCACGTAGAAAAACTTCCTGAAATTAGAAAACCTAACCCAAATAGAACAAGAAGATTCTTGGTTGGGGATTCTATTGAAGGATGGGCTGACGCAATTAAAGTGTTAATGAAATCTTACTTTGGTGAGCATTTGTCAACACCTGAATTTGATTTTTCAGACGTTAGACCAAAAGGGGCACAACTTGTAACATCAGGTGGTAAGGCACCGGGTCCTCAACCTTTGAAAGATTGTATTCACAAATTGAAAGGTATGTTGGACGCAAAAGAAGATGGTCAAAAATTATCATCAATTGAAGTTCACGATATGATATGTCACATTGCAGACGCAGTTCTTGCTGGTGGTATTCGTAGGGCGGCTTTGATTTCTTTATTCTCAGCTGATGACAACGAGATGATTGCTTGTAAATCAGGTTCTTGGTGGGAAACAAATCCACAAAGAGGTAGGGCTAACAATTCAGCGGCTTTGGTTAGACATAAAATCACAAAAGATTTCTTCATGGACTTGTGGAAAAGGGTTGAAGCATCAGGAGCAGGTGAACCTGGAATCTATTTCACCAATGATAAAGATTGGGGTACTAATCCATGTTGTGAGATAGCATTGAGACCAAACCAATTCTGTAACTTATGTGAGGTAAATGTTTCTGACATTGAATCACAAGAAGATTTGAACAACCGTGTTAAAGCGGCAACTTTCATTGGAACACTTCAAGCAGGTTATACTGATTTCCATTACTTGAGAGACGTATGGAAACGTACAACTGAAAAGGAAGCGTTGATTGGTGTATCTATGACAGGTATCGGTTCAGGTGTTGTATTGGGTTATAACATGAAAGAGGCTGCTAAACTTGTTAAAGAAGAAAATGCAAGAGTTGCTGAGTTGATTGGTATTAACAAATCGGCTCGTACAACTACTGTAAAACCAGCAGGTACAACATCTTTGACATTGGGAACATCTTCAGGTATCCACGCATGGCATAATGATTATTACCTTCGTAGAATCCGTGTAGGTAAGAACGAAGCAATCTATCAATACTTGGCAATGTATCACCCTGAGTTGGTTGAAGATGAATTCTTCCGTCCACACGACACGGCAGTTATTTCAGTTCCACAAAAATCTCCTGAAGGAGCAATTTTGAGAACAGAATCTCCATTTCAATTGTTGGACCGTGTTAAGAAAATCACACAAGAGTGGGTAAGACCTGGTCACAGAACTGGTTCAAACACACACAACGTATCGGCAACAATCAGTTTGAAAAATGAAGATTGGGAATTGGCAGGTGAGTGGATGTGGGAAAACCGTGACTTCTATAATGGTTTATCTGTATTACCTCATGATGGTGGAAGTTACATTCAAGCACCATTTGAAGATTGTACAAAAGAAGAATACGAAAGATTATTCGCTAAACTTCACACAATTGACTTATCAAAAGTTGTTGAATTACAAGACAACACAGATTTGAGTGGTGAATTGGCTTGTGCTGGTGGAGCTTGTGAAATCAAGTAATATAAATCAAAAAGATAATAATGGAGGGGAGGAGGTAAAACTTCTCCCTTCTTCATTTTATATTGAAGATGAAAAATATGTCTTTACCGAAGAATTTCATTTAAGTCGTGGATACTGTTGTGGTAATGGTTGTAGACATTGTGCATATTTTCCTAAATACAAAAAAGGAAATACAACTATATTTATAGATAATGGCTAATGGTAAAACATACGGGTTAACCTTCCCCTTCGTAATTTCTTTCAACGGTAAGTATTTGGATTTGTCGGATTACTCTGCGGAGGAAATCAGAAGTAATCTAATTCACTTATTATTAACAAGAAAAGGTAGTAGATATTTTTTACCTGATTTTGGTACTGGATTGTTGGAATATATATTTGAACCGTTAGATGGACCAACTTTTAAAAACATTGAATCTGAAATAAGAGATTCTGTACAAAAGTACATGCCACAACTACAATTAACAAATATTAGTATTACTGCTCCAACAGGAGAAGCCGCTGGATTAACAGCAAATTCTGCAGGTGGTGCTACTGACCCCCAAATACAAATGACGAATCAAAACGTGACTGAATATACTGCTACTGTAAGAATTGATTACGCTATTTCAAATGATGTATTTAACACTAAAGATTTCGTAATCCTGAATATTTAACATAAATGGCACAAAGAAAGATATCATATACCGTTAGGGACTTCCAAGCAATTCGTCAGGAACTTATCAATTACACAAGGACTTACTATCCTGAGTTGATTGATAACTTTAATGATGCTTCAGTTTTCTCTGTGTTTTTGGATTTAAACGCAGCCGTAGCCGACAACTTACATTATCATATTGACAGAAGTATTCAAGAAACAGTTCTTCAATATGCGCAACAACGTTCATCAATATATAACATTGCAAGAACATATGGATTAAAAATTCCTGGACAAAGACCATCAATTGCTTTGGTGGACTTTTCAATTACGGTTCCTGCCTTTGGTGATAAAGAAGATGAAAGATATTTGGGTACCTTAAGACGTGGTTCACAAGTATCAGGTTCAGGTCAGATATTTGAAAATTTATATGATGTGAATTTTGCATCGCCATTTAATGCTGATGGATTTCCAAACAGATTAAAAATACCAAACTTTGATGCTCAGGGTAATTTGATTAATTATACAATTACAAAAAGAGAGACAGTTGTTAACGGTATTACAAAGGTATTCAAAAGAGTGATAACACCAAATGATGTTAGACCATTCTTTGAGTTTTTCTTACCAGAAAAAAACGTATTAGGGGTTTCATCTATTATTCAAAGAGACGGTACTGCATATTCAAATGTTCCTACAGCACAAGAATTCATGGGTGCTCAGGGTAGATGGTATGAGGTACCGGCACTTGCTGATGATAGAGTGTTTATTGCCGACCCTTCAAAACCATCCGATGACCCAGCGATTAAAGTTGGGACATATATCCAAACACAAAATAGATTCATTACTGAATTCACACCTGAAGGATTTTTAAAGATTACTTTTGGTGGTGGAACAAACACGGCTGAAGACCAACTTAGAGAGTTTACAGCACTTGATGTTCCGTTGAAGATTCAAAGATATCAAAACAATTCAATGTCTTTGGGTTCAGCACCAACCGCCAACACAACAATCTTTATTCAATATAGAATTGGTGGTGGACAAGCAACCAACTTGGGTGTAAATACAATCACTCAAATTGGGGCGGTTGATTTCTTTGTAAATGGTCCTTCAGATATTCTTAACACATCGGTAATTAATTCATTAACATGTAATAACGTAACTGCTGCTATTGGTGGAGCAGGTTATCCATCAACGGAAGAAGTTAGAAACTATGTTACATTTAACTTTACCGCACAAAACAGAGCGGTAACTGTTCATGACTATGAGGCGATTATTAGAAACATGCCTGGTGAGTTTGGTGCTCCTGCCAAAGTATCTATTACTGAAAATAACAATAAGATTAATGTTCAGATATTATCATATGATGCTAGTGGAAACTTAACATCTGAGGTATCGCAAACATTAAAGAAAAACTTGGCGGAATATCTTTCAAACTATCGTATGATTAATGACTATGTTACAATTGGAAGTGCTGAGGTAATTGACTTGGGTGTTGATGTGTCTGTTGTATTGGACGCAACTCAAAACCAAGGTGTTGTTATATCAAGTGTGATTGATAGGGTTACAACTTTCTTTAGTCCTGCAGTTAGAGGATTGGGTGAGAATATTGTATTAGCAGAATTGAATAGAATTATTCAAGCGGAAAATGGTGTGTTAAGTGTTACCGACATTTCAATCTTTAACAAAGTTGGTGGACAATACAGTTCGGCTCAAACATCAATGCCTTATTCGGATGATGCGACTAAAAAAATCAGTTTGGTGGACAATACAATCTTTGCACAACCAAATCAGATATATCAAATTCGTTTTCCAGCAAAAGATATTGTAGTTAGAGTTAAGAATTATCAAACAACTAACTTCTCATAATTTATTTTATTGAAACATAAACTATCTTTTATAAAATAGTGTATAAACTATTTATGAAAGAAAGTAATCGGAATGTCCAAAACGTATAGAGTTCGCACACAAGTTGGTGTTGATAGACAAGTCAACATTGAAATAGACCAAGATTTTGAACAATTGGAGATATTATCTCTGAAAGTTAGGTCTGAGGAAGTTTATACAAGAATGTGTGCCGATTATGGTGTCATAGTTGGTCGTGTTGTTGCCAATGGTGGTTATGGTGTTCCAAATGTTAGACTATCTGTTTTCATACCATTAACCGATGATGATGCCAATGATGAAATCATTTCAACTTTATATCCTTATAGAAATGTTAATACTGATGTTAACGATGATGGTTATAGATATAACTTATTACCATATGTCCAACAACATACAGGACACGTCCCAACAGGTACTTTTCCAACAAGAGAAGATGTACTTACAAATCCAGCCTTAATTGAAGTTTACGACAAGTATTATAAGTTCACCGTTAAAACAAATGGTAGTGGTGATTATATGGTTATGGGGGTTCCAATTGGAACTTACACTTTGGTTATGGATATGGACTTATCTGATATCGGTCCTTTTTCTTTATCACCACAAGATTTAGTTAGAATGGGTAGAGCAACTGCCGACCAAATTGATGGTGGTACTTTTAAGAGTTCAACAAATTTATACGAACTACCACAGATTGTTAACATTAATCAAACTGTAAATGTTGAACCATTTTGGGGTCAACCTGAAATTTGTCAGGTTAGTATTGCACGTCATGATTTTGATTTAAGAAAGGCGGGTATTGAAATCAAACCAACATCTATATTCATGGGTTCTTTGATTACAGGAATTAATGATGAATCAATTACCAAGAATTGTAAACCACCAAGAGAAATGGGTAACCTTTGTAATCTACAAACAGGACCTGGTGAAATTATTGGTATTAGACAAACAATCTATCAAGATACTGATGGAAAACCAATTTTAGAAAGAGCGACATTACCAAGAGGTGGTAAAGTAATTGATGCCGATGGTACTTGGTTAATGGAGGTTCCAATGAACTTGGACTATGTGACAACAAATGAATTTGGTGAAACCATTTTTAGTAAAGACCCAAGTATTGGTATCCCAACAAAAGGAAAATATAGATTTAAAATAAAATATGCTCAACCTGCTAATTTTGAAACCAATGAAATTAGAAGAGGTTATTTCTTGGTTCCAAACATAAAAGAATATGGTTGGACTAATTCAACGTCAGACCCATACTATTCTGTAAATGTTTTAGGTACACCATATAAACAAGTTTTAGGTTCATATTATTTTGGACTTGATTGGAGTGGATATACAAATCCACAAGATGCCATTGAATGTAAGGATACTTTTTATGAGTTTCAATATAATAAAGTATATACCGTTGCCGGACTTATTGACCAATATAAAAAAGGAACTAATAGGTCTAAATTTATTGGTATTAAAGAAATCACAGACCCATCATGTGCTAGTGAAAACAATAGATTTCCCGCAACAGATGGTGTTAGAAATTTTGATTTCTTTGTATTCTTAGTTAATAATGTAATACTACCATTAAACTCAATATTGTTAATTGTGTTAACACCAATACTACACGTATTATCTATTGTTTGGGAAATACTAAAACCATTGATTGCATTTATATATGGTTCATTATTATTAATAATTTCCGGTATTTGTAAATTTATTAATTGGTTAGGTGCGGATTTAGATTGTCCTGAGTCAAAAAGTTTTAGCGATATATTTGATGCGTTAGGTAATCCATTTGTTAAAATAACATTACCAAATTTAAGTTATCCTGATTGTCAGGCTTGTGATTGTACACCAGAATCTGTACCAGCGGATAACGAACAGGCGGCATTGGTTAAAAATGCGTCACAACAAAACTCAACGTCTTTAAATGCGGATTTTTTTACAATATCAAATTGGGGTGTTGAGATTAATGAGCATAAAGAAGTTTTTGCTGGACAAGCTAACGACAATTGGGCGATTAGAACACCAATTAGAAACGTAGATAAAAATGATTATGACTTTATTGATAATTTACCACCATGGGAAGTTATTAATAAATTTAACTTAAAGTCAAAGTACTTTGATACTGATAGATATGCTGGTTCAAACAGAATTAAAGTTCAAATTGAGCCAGGAATTAACCCGACAAAAAACCACTTTGATAATATCATGGCGGTTTTTGTTGACCCAAATACTGAAAGTTATTTTCCATCTGGTAAATTAATATCTTTTTCACAACCAAACTTATCAAAAGACCCGAATTTTTCTGCCTATACCGCAGGAGTTTCAACAGGTATTACAGGTACTACAAATATTGGTGGTAGTATTGTAGTAAATTATGCCAACCCATCAAATTCAACAAACCTACAAACGGTAACTTATAGTTTATCAGGTTCAACAACTGGTACTACTAAAGACTATAGATTTCCGACAGATATAGAATATTTCCAAGTAATTACAGGATTAACTTATAATGACTTTATAAGTCAAAATTCAAATACATTATCAACTAGTCTTTTAAAACAATTACAACAACAGATTAAATTATACCGTCAAGATGGTAAAGAAGGTGAAGATACCTATTCAAATTATCTTGGTCAATGGGTTGGTGGTAATCTTAATCTAATCTTGATGGTTAGAGGTGTTGACCCACAAAGTGGAAGAAAAAAAATTAAATATGATTTATCAAGAATTTTTGGATATAATACCTATGGTAATAAAATTGTTGAAGGTGAATTCTTTTTAAATATACCAATCCAACCAGGTCTTAAAACTGTAAGACATAATTTATTAACAGCAAATACTGATAACCAAAATGGTCGTTATTTGTATTACCCATCTTATCAATATACTGCAGGGACACAATATTCGGCATACACAACAACATTACAATCTTACTATTCGGCATTAGATACTTCACAAATTAATAATTATTTACCAACAACAAGTAATGGTGATAGTTTATTGACTAGTGGTATGATTGGGACTGGAACTCAGGGTCAATTATTAGGTTATAGTAATACACCATCAGGAATTGCTTATAATGGTTATGAATATATTGAAGGTGGTTCATTTATTTGGTATGGTAACTTTAAAGGTGGGAATAAAAAAGGTGTAAATAATAATTTAAAACCGCAATATTATTACGCACCATCTTGGGCTAGATACAGTCCAGGTAATATGGTTGTTTATAGTAACCGAATGGTTATGAGAGCCGACAGATTACCAACAGGTACCGTATTGAATACCGTAGACAATAACGCATTTGCTTGGCAAGCATCAAATAGTTTAACATATAATTTTTATAGTGATAGTGGAAGTGCTGAAACCGTAGTTCCTGTACCAAGTTTTTCTTTTGGTGATGCGACAGGTGGGGCTGATGTTGTTACAGGTGGAACAATGAATAAAGTATTAGAGTCGTTCTCTTGTGCTGGTATGGTTGATTTAAATTGTTATCAAGGTATTGGTACCAACTTTACCGTATTACCGGCAACAAATGACTGTAATACAAATCTTGGTGGACCAGTAGTAGTTAATGGTTGTTATAGTATTGTTAATCAACCATTGGTGTCTTTGTTTGGTAGAAATAATGACTTTACATTAATCGCCCAATGGGTCTCAAGATTTAGACTAACATTTGCTATTTGTAGAGGTGCCTTATCACATACATTTGTAAATGCATGGGTTAATGGAACTTTATTCGCGTTCCCATTTGAAAATAATGTATTCTTTGATTCCAATAATAAACCATATGTTAGAAGTGTTAATCCACTCAATGGTAATGTTAATTATACTTTCTGTGCAGATGTTTTAGTATTTGACCCCGAGTCAAGTAACTATTACTATCGCTCAAGTCCTTGGAATGGAAGTGATTTTATTGGTAAAGATTCACCAACAAACAATAGTAATGATGTCAATAAAAAAGATTTCTTGTTTCCAACAACAATTCTTGATTTAGGACCAAAATACATTTGGACTAAAGATGTTAACTTATCGCCTGATTACTATGGATATCAGATGGACAATCTAACTGCAACAAGTTGGAGTAGTGAGAAAGACTTATTACAATTATTTGTTATATCAAGATTAGTAAATTCCAATTACTTAAGTCAAATTTTTGGTGTTAGTAATGGTTCTGTGGCTTCTTTATTCAGTAGAAACGAAGATAGAGTTGATGGTGATTATGCTCAGATGTTACAGATTAATTCTCAGTATGGTATTGTTCCATTTACTGCGGAGAATTATGTTGACGACCCAAATACTACTTCAGACAATCCAATTTACGTTAATGGTGATTCCAAAGGTAATCCTGTATTTGGTGTGTTCTATAGTGGATTTACACAAGATAGAGATTTAATATCGCCAAGAAGATTGAATAGAAACTTAACGGGTAGTACATTAATTGCTGACTACTTGGGAACCAAATCACAAGAGGTTCCATTTTATACTTGGTACAACAATGGTTGGGGTAGTCCATCACAACCATCAATATTTGGTAATCAAGAAAACACTTGGTCTAGTTCTAAATTTACATATTCGGCTTACAAACAAAAATACCAAAGTATTGATAGATTAAACGCACCTATGTTTATTGGTGGAAACCAATACATTCAAGACCGTACAGGATATATTTTCCAAAGAGACGCTAAGGGTGGAAATGAGGCAGCAATTGTTGCTGGTACATTAAATCAGACAACATTAACAAGTGCTCCTTGGTACTTCTACTTTGGATTAAAGAAAGGTGCATCAGCAATGGATAAATTTACACAACTTTATATTGGAATATCAGAATGAGTCAAGAAACAGATTTCATAGTAGTTAAACCTGATTTAAAGTATAAGTCAGCTCCTGAGGCGGATATAACTCTTCAGGTTGGTATTAATCAAACACAATCTCAAGTTATTGAATATGATAGAACTGTATCTGTTAACTTGGCAACATTGTTTGATGCTGAAAGACAAAAAGCTACAACATTCAGACCAACAATTAAAATTTCTTATATATATGAAAACAATTTGGTTGGACATACCGATTATACTATTTTCAGAGATAGTTTATTTTATGTAAATCCTGAAGTTTCAATTATCAATGGTATATGGAGTGGATTACCATCTTTCCAAGAATTTGAATTTATTAGAACTGATATTGATTCATTACAATTAGATTTTGTTGTTAAAAGTAGTTCAACATACAATTGGAATATTGTTTTATCATATCCATATGAGAACGACTACAATGTTCAGATGCAATATTATTATCAAAATGGAACATCACTACCGGCTTGGGTATCAGGAGATGGAATACCATTTAAGATTACAACAGGTTCTGATAATGGAATGCCAATCATACAATTTGTATGTCCCGTAACACACGGATTAACTATAGGTCAATACGTTCAATTATCATTTAATTATGATGATATGAATTTATTCCAAGTTAGTAGTTTGGGGAACAACACAATTGGTTCAGATGCTTACATATTCAATTTAAATAATGTTGGATACACAGGTAGTACATTTGCTGCGGGTGTTACAGGTGTGTTTAAAAGAATTTCCGATATTAATAACTCAGGGGAAACCATGTCAAGGTATTATGTTAGAAAACATAAGATTATAACAAATCCCCACGATTCAATTATTACAAGAAATGGTTTTGAGTTAAACCCATTTGATGATGGTGCGATGTATCAGTTCTCATCACTAACACCAAACAAAGTTAGCAGAATTGATAACTACCAAAGTTCAAATACATACAATACAACATTTGCTCGTGACTTTGAATTATTAACTCAATTGGACAACAACAAGAAACCTTTAACACAAATATTTGCAACATTTCAAAATGTTGGGTACTTTGGTTGGTTTAATAGATTAAGACGTGGTTGGAAAATGAATATGACACCAAAAGAAACAAATCCTTGGTGGGATACAACAAATCCATTATCAACCGAAGACAATCTTACATCAAGTTATACCAAAACACAAAATGGTGAGACATATGATTTTACAGTCAACCTACCAAGATATAGTGGTGATACTATGTATGGTGATTGGTGTGAGTGGAATGAAATAGAACAAGCCGAAAGAGTTATTTCTGAGTATATGAACAAGGTGACTTATTATCAGAAGGCATTTACAATACCATCAACCGCTAGTACAAACACAAGTGGTTTTTATTATCAAGTTCATAATCCAATAACATTAAGGGTATTTTCAGATTATGTTGAAACCGCTCAACCAGTTGGAATTGAAGATATTCCAAACTATGCTTATTTCAGCAATAATAACAAGTTATGGTTGTGGAGAGATATTTACACATATGGTTATGTTGACAATTTAGGTAGGGGTGTTGAATTTCCATATTTAAATAATGCTCATTACCCATTTCAAAATATACCTTTTAGATTATACCCTGAAGGTGCGTCATTTGACATAACAGAATTGTACCAAGTAGTACCAGACCCAATCATAGATGGATGCGAATAAAGTAAGAATACTGTTTGATAACCAAACAAAATTTTTGAACATTCCTTTGGAGCAATCTTGGGATATGTATGGACAACAATTGGACCTTGAAAAGTACGAGGAAGATGTGTTAGAAAAAATTCTTAACCCAAATGATGACTTTGAGGTAACAAGATTTGACCACCAAACTTATGATGTAACAAAGACATCAATCAATTATGATTTTTACTTGTATCAACAAGATTCACAACAATGGTTGAATTCATACCAAGCAAAATTCTCAACGAATCAAATATACTACTTTGAACCACCATTTGATAAATCTTTTTGGAAAATAGATTTTTATGATAGTCCAACACCAAGAACACAAAAATCTTACTTTACGGTAATACTACCCGTTCAACAAGGACTAACTCAAGCCACGGTGTTAAACAATACAACGCCAGTTACAATTAGAAAACCAAAATATGTTTTGGATTATATTGGTGATAAAGAAGGTTTCTTCCTTTATTGGTTAAAGGGTAGAGGTTTCTTAAACATTAACACATTTTATATGACAGCCAAATTCTTTGATGGTAGTACAGGTCAATTCATTAAAATGATGAATACCCAACAAAACTTATTACCAAATATGTATGACTTTCCACCTGAGAGTTATTTCTATTATAAAGTTGATTTGGATTACCCAACACAAACATATCAAGTGTTTAATTATCCAACAGGAAACAGAGCGGGAACCGTAAGTAATCCCATAAAATGGTATGAATATACAAACCCATAATGGAATCACAAACAATGTACGTTAGGGTATCCCCTGAAGTATTAAAAACAATTATACATGATGTAACCTATTCAGGTGAAACATTTGGTGTTTATTCATCTATGACTGAAACATTAACGGGTGGTACAAACTATACGTCAACGTTAACAGGTTTAACTGTTCCAATTTTGTTATTACAGAATACTGTGGACATGGGATACTATTCAGTATTTGATGGTGCCATTTCACAGATTAATGTTGTAAACAATTTTATATTCTCATCTACAACAGGAAACTCATTTACTTGGAATGTTTATAATACTGCTGATGTAGAATTTAATGCCTATCTGGCACTTTCACAATATTATTTAGATTGGGGTGATGGTAGTCCTGTTATACCCGTAACAGCATACACACCAAATTCTTTGGTACACACTTATAATTCTAACCCAAGTGGTTATACAATTACATTATCACAAAATAGTCCTTGGGGTAATACAAAGGTATCAAAAAATATTAAAACGCCATATGTTGAAGTTCCTGATTTTAATTCAAGTGGAACGGCATACTTTACACCAAATACTGGTTCATGGAGTGCAACACCAATATCCTATGATTATATTTTTACGGGTGATAGTGTTAATTTGGTTGATGCTCAAGTATCATCTGATTACGTAACGGTACCATTTACGATTAGTGGATATACTGATTCAAGAATTAATGACCTTTCACAATACGGACAAAACAAGTTTCAATTATTAGTACCTGTTCAGAAAAATAATGTTGATTATGGTATTATAACAGAAATTAATTTGGTTTACACGGCATATACAATTCAAGATATTGATTACTACGATTATTCTGATGGAACAACAATATATTTTACACAATCATCAGGATTAACCGCAGATTGGATGGTCCAAGAACCTATTGTAAAAGATGAATTACTTTTAGGAATTATTTCTCAACCAGAAGTACAATCTAATGTATTTATTGAGAGAGGCAAAAACTCCGCACTTGAAAGGGTACAAAGAATAGGCGAAGTAGACAATCTCGGAGATTTAATAAAATATGGATATAGATTTTTTAATGTAACATAAAATGGCAACAGGAACATACGGAACAATAAGACCGGCAGATGTATCACCCGAAGACGTGAGCATCATAATGAATTACACACCATCAAGAGATGTGACGGATAACTTTCTGTTAACTAGTCTTGACGCTGCGGCAATATTGAGACCATACTTTAATAACGCAAGTACTGGTGGAAATACAAACGAAATATTGGGTGGTCTTTATAATTTAAGATTACCTGCTGATGTATTTACTCAAATTGGTATATACACATTGTATATTAGACCTGCAGAAATAAGAACAACAATTACTGATTGTGGTGTTTTATCGGCACTTCCAAACGTAAAAGGTATTGTTATTGATTTAAGTAATGTACCAAGCCAATATGTCAACAAATTTGTTGCTCAAGGACTTGTTGGTTTTAGAGTTGAATATTTAAATGCTGATGGTAGTAAAATACCTAACTTTTTTAGAATTGTAACATCAAACTTTTATTGTGAACCAGTTATTCAAAACCTAACTAACACAGTACAAAAGGCAGTTAGATACAGATATACTGAAGGTCAAACTAATTTAGTGTTCTGTACTTTATCACCAAGTTCATCACCAACAAACAAACCAAATGCAACTCCGTACATTGGACAACCAGCTCAAAGTATTATTTTATCAAACACATATTTCAATCCTTTGACTTTAGAAGTTCAAGTTTCGCAGTATGATATTGATACATTGGGTATTGCCCTTTACGGTAATCAAACTAAATCTATGGAAGACGGTATCTACACTATCTATGACGCACAAAACAACATTTACCAACAGTACAACTTGTATGAAATCAAGGATGACTTTAATAATTTGTTATATGAGGTTAAAGATAACAGAGGTACTAATATTGATTTCAGTAAAAGTTATCAAAATATCACAGCACAATAATGGCTAAAAAGTTCATACCAAATACAGCAGCGTCAGGAGCAGGTACACCCTTTGATAATATCGTAGGGTTACAAACTGTGCAAGGTGGTGGACTTACACAAGGTAACTTTGAATTTACTCAAGGAATATCCGAAAAATCAAATCGTAATTTTAATATTGGTGTATTCCAATCACCAGTTTCATTGGAAGATTTAAATTTAGATTCGGTTAATGCTTCAAGAGAATTAATTGCTAAAGAATATAGAGTTTATCCAAATTATGATTTATCACAAGTAACCAACTTTACAATCTTTGGTTCATTACAAAAAAGATTTGAAGTTTCAGTTCAAAGAATACTTAATTTTTTTCCTGCGGCTATTGAAATTGATGCGTTATATTATGATTTCACATCAGGTGAGACTGCATATGATATTGTTTATGATTCAGTCGCAAACGAAACTGAATTAACAATTGATGTTGCAAGAATTAAAAATCCATTCTCAATTGATTATTCTGTTAATTCGGCAATTAATCTACAAAACAGAGAACAAGAGTTTTCACCATTAAGAGATTTAACAAATAGATATAGAGATTATAGTTTAGCTGTTGATGAAAACCTTTATCAAATTATTGATTTTACGTCATCATCAAGTTTGTATAGTGGAACCATAAAAGTTATTGTTATTGGTAATCCATTTAGTGGTGACGTTTCAACATACAAGTCATTGGTTATTAGACCAAATGATTATTACGTTGAAAAAGCGTTTTCTGAAGATTTTGACCAAGTAGAACAATTTTTATTAAACAGATTGGTTCTTCCAATTTATACGGCAACATTTAATGTTCCTGTTGATTCAGACAATGGAGTTGCATCAGTACAAAATAAAAATGTTACATGGCAGAAAGATGGTTTATGGAACTTAGATATTAGAACTCAAAGTTTCACAAATTATTTGGAAACATTAAATGTTATTGGTTCTGAGTTTGATGCCTTTAAAACTAACTTAATCGCTCGTTTCTTAGTTACAGAATCTTTATTGGAGTTTGATACTGATGACCACAGAGTTGCTAAGGTATTACAAATATACGGAAGAAGTTTTGACCAAATTAAACAATTCATAGATGCGTTGGCATATATGAATTCTGTAAACTATACGCCAGGAAATGATATACCATCAATGTTGTTGAAAAACTTAGCACAAACATTAGGTTGGAGTACAAACATTTCACCAATTTCAAATGAAAACTTTTTAGACTCAGTTTACAATTCAACGGGTGTAACACAATACGCCGGTTATTCAAGAGAGTATACACCATCGGAATTAAACTATCAGTTTTACAGAAATCTTATTCTTAACTCAGCATACTTGTTT